TATTATCCCAATTGCCCAAGCCAAAGAAGCTAAATGTTGTTGATTGAGAAGCTAATAAAGTAGACCTTTGCCTAATTGTAAAAAGTCCATCTCTGCCTATGAATACAACACAATTAACAGTCTGAGCTATCTTTTGCATAATGTCCCAAAGAGTCGCCCCTTGTACTGCATTGCTAGTTGTTGAATCATTAGTAAGTTCTAAATAAAAAGGGCCTAAAGCGGGTACGCTCGTAAGGTCCCATTGTGTAGATGTATTTCCAAAAAAGGTTGAAAAAATGGCACTACCTGCAGAGTCTTGCTGGTCTCTCACATCCACAAAGAAACCTGAAGCATCCGTGAGCGCAAGAGTATAATTCATTCTATCTGCTGGGAATTGTCTAAACACTTCTAGCAATGGGGCAATAGGTATTTTAACTTTAATCTCATTTGAGTAATTTATATTACCTGTAATGATTCCATGAAAGATTTCTGATGTGGTGGGATACTCTGTATTTACCCATAACCCATCACTACCCTTGGCTTGATATAGAAAACCGGCTTCTATCTTAATTAAAGATCTTTGTAACGACTCATAGCCATACCAAAAAGATGATTGATTTGTATTTTCATTAAACTTTCCATCAGAGTTATCAACTTCAAGCCCCACATTAGAATAGGTGTATTGATTAATCCTATTGGCATCAACTTTACTTTCTACCCTACCCCATTTAATTACATGTTCGCTTAACTCTTGCCATGTAGTCTCATGCAAGCCCGTTATTGAATCTCTGCGCTTTACAAATAGCTTTCTGAAAACCTTTGACCGGCTGTTCTTAATTTGACCATTGAGACTATCAAGTTCAGCCATATTAAGATTCCTTTAGTTTAATAGAACCCGTAAACCCTGAACTAGAAGCATCAGCAGAATACTTATAAAACTCAAACTTACCCACCCAGTTAGCGTCAAACAAAATGCCATCCCATGAGGTGCCCGTTCCAAATGGTACGAATACATGAGAGTTATTTTCTTCATAGATAGACCTTAAACTGTTTCTAAATGATTCTGTGATGTATTTAAACTTAACCGTTGCACTCCATTTGTTTTGCACCAAATGCCGTCTTACTCCACCATCAGATAATTGATGCACAAACTCTCTAGGCTCTATTGTTGGGGTGTAGCTTTTCGCATTGGGTATTCTTGGGAACGTGAGAGAATTAGAACCTAGATATATATGTCCCACGGCCTTTTCACTATCAGCAACTTGAGTTGATAAAATATCAAAGGTTACTGATGTTACATTTACTTGAGTTGTGGCAAGATACATATCTGTGGCTGAGTTACTTGTAAAACTACTAGCCGTAGTGGGGTTAGTTATTGTAAAGGTGTTAGCCGTTACACCATCATAAAAAACGTCAAAGTCTTTCCAGTTCATTTCTTGCATTGAGATTCTATCAATGGTTATGGTTGAGGCAAAGCTTATGGTTATTGTCGAGGTAGTTAAATCATTGTTGAAACCAGATGTTTGGTATTGATACCTTACATCGGTATTTAATAAAAACGCTGCGGTGGCACTCCCCGAGGTTACACTAGCTAAGGTTGTTGTATTAATAGCATTAGAAACTAAAAACTCCATTTAGAAAGTCTCCCCGTCAAAGGCTATAGACTGGCCTGTTTGTCTTAGTTCAAATAATTTCTCATCTATTAACCTTGCAAATGATTCGGCTTGTGACTGGTCTCCCAACATTGGACCATTGAAGTTAATAGTTACACCACCAAGCCCGCCGATCTTTTGCAATGCTTCTTCATCATCTAAAGGAATAACGGCCTCATCACTCCCACCCTCACCGATTAATGCGGGTGTACCTCCTGCACTTGCTTGAACTATACCACCCTCAGCCAAACCTTTTAAAGTTGTGGCGGCTATGGCTGCGATGTTTAACCCACCGGCAAGTTTTGCGGCACCTGCTAAACCTACGTTAGGCGCGGGGGGAACGGCTAAAGCTTGAGCCGCAGCTAAGTTGGTCGCGACTATGGCGCTTGCTAATGCCGCAGCTTTTTGAGCTAAGAAAACCGCAAGGCTTCCCTCTTTACCTAAAGCAGTAATTAAATTGGATGCCCCACTTATAATGCTGACCCTAGCCCTTTGAAAAGCTTGCTCATTCTTTACTTTGATTTGATCCTCTTTTACTTGTCTTTTTCTTTGCAACAAATCGGCACGCTGTTTCATGGCAAGCATTTGTTCATGATTAGCTGCAGTGTCTAGCTTTATTGCATTAGCCTCTAATTCTTTTTGTAATTCTAGCTCTGTCTTTTGATCTGCTGATAAACTAATAAACTCCAGATCGGCCTCTAGCTCCTCATTTCTTAAGGCTTGCTTTTCTTCTATTTTCTTTTGCGCTGCAGTAGATTCAATGACTAAAAGATTTTCATTAGATTTTCTTTCTTGTTCTTCAATCTTTGCCTTGTGTTCTTTTAATGCTTCCAGTTCTTCTTCTAATTCTCTTGCCTTTGATAGGCCTTTGAACTTAAAAAGCTCATCTATAAACCCACCGCCACTGGCTGCTGATTTTAATTCCTTTATTTTTTTCTCAGTCTCAGATATTTTAAGATTTACCTCTGTAAGCGTTTCTTTCAGCTTAGAGTCTTTAGGGGTTAAGAACTCTGCAAAGCCTTTAGTTAATACAGCTAAGTCACTTACGAGGCCAGATGATTTCTCACCTAGAGATTCAAAGAAATCACCCCAAGCGTTTTTAGCTTGTTTAATTGCACCTAGTCCTTTGGTCTGAGCTAACGCGGCACCCTTCATTTTCTCATTAACTAAATCAATCGCTGCCCCTGCTTTTAATTGCTCGGCCGTAAGGTCTCTCACTCCCTTTACAGATTCACCTAACTCACCAGATAAACCACTTAAACTTTTTCCTAAGTTTCTAACACCAAACTCTAAAGACTGACCCGTTGCGGCGCTTAACTCTGTGGCAGCTTTGACCATTTCTTTTGCTCTCTCATTAGAGACACCGAAAGACTTTGCTAAGGCCAGCATGTTTATGATTGCCTCATCACCATGTATGGATACTTGTTGTAATTGAGAGGCAAATTCTTGTAAATCCCTTGAAGCTTCTGTGGTGAAGTCACCAGTGTTTACCATTGCCTGATTTAATCTATTAACGGCTTCTTCTTGAATCGCAAAGGCTTCAACAACTTCTATGATCTTGCCACCTAGAGTGCTGAAAGCATTAACCACATCCCCAGCAGTAATGACAATCTTATCTAGGACCTTATCGACTACTTTCCCACCAAACTCTTTAATCTTGATTAGTAGGGTTGCTTCACCTTTTGCCATGTTTCCTCATTGCTGCCTGATGTGCTTTGTTTTCAATTTCAATGCCTACGTTAGCTACAAGTAGGTCAAACTGAAATTTTACTATGCTTTTATCCATTATGGTAGACGGTAAAACGCCATACCTACGGCCTATTATGTCGATTTGATGGAGCTTGTCTTTGGCTAGACTCTTGGTTTCAATTTTTTTTTTCCGGTGTTGAACTCTATGATAGAACCATACAACCCATGAGCAAGGGTCCAGTCTGTAAAGAGATTGTCTACTAGGATGCCCTCACCCTCATCTTTTCTTTTTAACTTGGGCTCAACTACTGAGGCCAAGAATATATCCTTGTAATGAGTTTTGAGTTTTTTAATGGCCTTGTCACTAGATAAGGTACTAGGTTTTTTATCGTCATATGTTTGATACATGTTCAATAAGATCTTAGAGCCATCAGCATAATCAGTAGTATCTATTTTTCTAAGCTTAAACTTAATACCACATACCTTGTAAACCTTTGTTTTATTCAAAGTGCTTTCAAGATCTTTTTTAAATGGCCACATAAAACCCTTTATCTAATAACTAGAAGTTTCATTTCTTACAATAGCTTTGACAGCATAACCCGTTGCGCTTGTTGAGTCTCTTAACACTGATGCGACAATATTAGCACTCAATACCTCATCAGGCCCACCTATAGCGGGGTCTCCTGCATCACTAATAAATATCTTGGGCATATCAAATCTTAATTCTTCTTTTAATGAAGAACCCGTGAGAGTTGAACCTTGATAAGATAGTTGTGCAGAAAGTTGAGTCTCATTTAACATTGCATTATAGGCAGTTAGCGTATCAAATCGCATAACAAAATTAAAACTAAATAATGCAATACCAGCCGGTAAAACATCCAATAAATTAGAGCCAATTCTCCTAGAGGCAGAATCAGATTTCAATTGATTGTTTATGCTAAACTCTGCTGACTGAACATGCCAAAAAGCAGAAGCCGTGAGAGAAGCAAAAGTGCTTTCAACACTTAATCTCATATCTGCAAAGCTTAAAGGGTTTTGTCCAGTACAAGTTAATAGTGCCTCAACATCCGTGGCACCTACAGAGCTATCAACAAAGACCATTGAAGCATTTGATTTTAAAGCCTCATCAATCTCGGCGCTAAAGCTCATCTCATTAACTCGGCCCCCTTGATAACCAAAGACTTTCCCATTTGTGGTATCACCTTTTCTATGGTTAATACTTAAAGAGCTATATGTATCTGTAAAGTTGTTTAGGTCTAGTGTATGCTCCCATGCTGATGTTCCCGCCGTATCGCCTACGGCCGTTGCAGAGGTAACAGTCCCACCGCCCATTGCATTTTGTAATAGGTGGTTACTAGCATCATGGTCAGCCCCAAAGTAGAACTCAATATCCCCCTGAACTACTTTAGAGAGTGAAATTCTATCTGTGTGAGTTCTGGCACAACTTACGGCCTCTATAACCTTCTGTTCTTGAATGGTTTTGAGTGATGCTGAAATAAAGTCTAAGTTTGCTGTGCATGTGACAAATGTTTTAAATGTAGCTTCTCTGCCCACGGCTAGATAGGAGCTATAACCTAAATTTGCTTGGTCTCCTGCTGACATTGTTTCCCCCTAAATTCTAAATGCTATTACTTGCCCGCCAATGATCTTTAGCTATGGCTTTCAACCTATTATCAATTTTTTGTAGGTCTTTTTCAAGACTCTGGCGTTTTATAAACATTGTCTGAACTTCTAAGGAGTCGCTGGGCTTATGTCTATACTTCATTTGTTCTTCTAGCTTTCCCAGTTTCCCACAGGGTCTAAGGGTATGTTGCCCGCATTGGATTGAGTTCACATTAAAAGCTTTTACATATAGGTCTAGCCATGAGGCCGAGGAGCTTAGATTGTTAGATGTATAGATAAACTTCCCACTTATGGCTATGCCGTAGATGTGGCGCATGTAGTAGAACTTACCCCCGCCGTCTTGGTCGAAAGCATAGTATTTGCCGTCATCTCTCCATGAGTAGTCAAAGCCTATCAACAACATTTTATCGTAACCGAATAGATTTTGTTTTACTGTGTTATCGCATTGAACTAGCAAAACCACCATCATATTTGAGACATTGGTACCAGCCGTTATTACATTTGGACAACCTGATAGTTTTACAAATTCAATTTCGTTTTTTAATACATCTTTAAGAGTATAGAAGTATTTGTCTTTCCAATTACCATTAGTTGTCCATTCGGGGTTACCACATACATTCTGAAATAGAATGGTGTCTTGTAGTTGATTCTCCCAAGGCTTAAGGTATCTTTCATAATTAACATTAGCATCACACACAACACAGAACTTTGGCTTTATTCCATTGTCTAGTAAATGCCCTAGAGTCTTATCACAGCATATAATATCAACATTATCTTTGTTTTGTTTTATTGTCTCTAGTTCTTCTTCAAAAGAATAACCATTTGCTACTAGTAGGCAAGCCTTGCCTATGCCGGTGTTTCTAAAATCTTCAAAGCTTTTCATTTCAAACTTAGAATGAAACTTGGCATGTTTACGCCATTGTACGGCCCATTGCTTATAAGCTGATTTACTTTGTTTTATAGTTTGCTTGTGA